CTTCAGCGAGCGCGATGAAGTCGGCCGCCGAGTCTTGCAGGTTGTTGCGCTTCAGCCAACGGCCGATCGACGCCTGAAGGTCGTCATAGGATGCGAATGGCATTTAGATGCGTCCTGTCCAGATGCGGAAGCCCGACAGATCCGGATCGCGCAGCATGGCCGCGACGTGATCCGTGTTCTGCATGAATTCCGCGAAGGTGATGCCGCGCGTGTTGCAGTACGTCTCGACCACGACGGCCGGGAAGGTGGCTGCATGCCGCATCTCGTTCGAGCCGACGATGCCCTCATTGCGCAAAGCCGTCGTCGTGTCGAGAATGGGTTCGCAGTCTTGGATGCGCTCGACGGCCGTCGTGTCCGTTTCCGGGATGTAGTGAAATCGAGTGCCGACTTGCATCAGCTATCCTCAAGCGGCGAGACTTGAACCAGACCGGCCGCCGACACTTGAATGGCGGCGATAGTCGGCGCTCCTGCGACGGCCAAGACGACTGAATCGCCCGGCTGGATGAGGATGTCGCCCGCGACCGCAGTCGCGCCCATCTTCACGTATGCCGCGGCAGTGGCAGCCACGCGGATGTATTTCGGTTTCGTGCCGTTCACGCAGTTCGGAATCGACGCGCTCGCCGACGCCGCGCCGGTCGTGATCGTCACGCCGGTTGCGAAAATCTGCATCTTGGACATTGGCTTTCCCAAAGAAAAAGGGCGACCCGAAGGCCGCCCTTGTTTGCTACGAAACTACGTCAGATCAGAGAAGGTCACGCACAGCAGCGCTTGCTTTCTCTTGGCCTGCCTCAAGCGTGTACTCGACGAGCAGTTGGCGCCTCTCAGCGTCGCCGGTCTTGGCGAGTTCGTTCGTCATCATCGGACGCAGGAACGCCGTTTTCCAGCGGCCGAGTTCCAGTACGAACGCGGTACGCGCGCGCTGGAAGCGGTTCGGCACAGCCTTGATCGTGCCGAAGTCGCTGATGTAGACGTCGACCGCAGCCGTCACGGTCTTGTCTTCGCCCTTGTCGAAGCGGGTCGACGATCCGGTGAAGGTCGAGAACGTCTGCTTCTGCGTGCCGCCAAGCATGATGACGTTAGGGTTGCCACCCTGCGCCCATGCCAACTGAATCACGTTCTTCAGCTGCGCTTCGGTGAACGCGCGCGCGGTGCCGTCGACAGCAGCCGTGTTCGTGTTGTAGTTCGGAGCCACGCCGGTCGCGCCGAGGTCGTTGTTCGTTGCAACCCATCCTTCGAGGCCACGCAGCTGACGCGCAACCGAAGCGGTTCCGGTAACGGTCGTCGAGTTCTGCGTCAGCGCCGTTTCCATGTCGCGCTTGAGTTCGAGGCCCTTGAGCGACAGTTGGTACGCGAGTTCGTTCTTGCGGCCGGCCGGGTCCATGCCCGATTGTTGCGTGCCCGACACGATGATCGTCTTCGTGCTGATCTGCGTGCGGTTGTTCAGGCGAACGGTCGGCGTCACGGCAGCAGCGGCAGCGTCGTCACCTTCGACCGCTGCGTTGTTGGCAGCCGATGCGAGGTCTTGGGTCTGCCATTCGTGCAGCGTGTTCGTCGCCTTGCCCTTGCCGATGCCGGACATGAAGGGCGTATCGGTCGGCGCGATACGGTAGATGACGTCCGTGAGGTCTTCACGGTTGCCGATGGCTTGGTACGTCTGGAAGGTATTCGAGGGTACGGTCATTTCTGATCCTTAGAGGAATTGCATTAGCGCAGCGGCGCCTGCATCCACGCTTCCGGTCTGCTTCAGTCGCCTCATGGCTTCTGTGCGCCCGTCGCCCGGTTTCACGCCCGTACCGGGCTTCTCCACCTTCGCGGGCAGCTTGCCGACCTTCTGCGCAGCTTGCGCTTGCTGCTTCATGAGTTCGTCGTACCGGCGCGCCTTGTCCGCGACCACCAACAGGCGGTGATCGTTGATGCCGTTGAGTTCGCTAGCATCGAAGCCCGACGTTTTCGTCAGGTATTCGGTGATAGCCTTCGCCCCTTCGGCGGCCTTTGCCGGGTCTTTCCAATCCGGGAGAGCGTCGCGCAACTTGCGACCTTCCTCGTCGATGCGCACCTGTGCTTGTTGCGCCGCCTCGGTCTGCTGCTGCTGCGTCAGGTAGGCTTGCGCCGCCTGCGCTTGCTGCAACTGCACCGCGCGTTGCTCGAACACGTGTCGCTGACGCATGTATTCATGCGGATCGTTTGCAAGCAGATGCTCCCAATTGGGCTGCTCTGCCTGCATGAGCGCTTGCATTTGCGGTACGAAAGTGTCCAGAACCTGCTTGAGCTGCGCCCTTTCCTGTTGGAGTGGGGCGCGCTCCGCTTCAGCCTGCTTTCGTAGCGCTGCCGCCTCTTCGAAGCGCTTGTTTGCCGCGGCAGACTTCTGTGCCTCCGCGATCAACTCAGCCTTCGTGAGAGTGCGCTCTTCGCCGTCGACCTTGATGACGTACTTTTCTTCTTCCGGCGTTTCCGGTTGGGCTTCTTCGGGTTGGGCTTCAACTTCCTCGCCGCCCTCATCGCCGCCTTCCTCGCTCGTTTCCGAACCGTCGACCATCTCAGACAGACGACTCAAAATGTCATCGTCAAAACCGCCTTCGTTGCCCTGGGTGTCAGCGCCCGATTGGGTAGCTTCGTCCATGCGTTACCTCAAAGAAAAAGCCCGCTGGATCGCTCCTAGCGGGCTTGGTTGAAATGGGTTGGTGTTACTTGTCTCTGAGTTCGAGGAACAGAGAAACCCCTGCTGCGACGACTGCAAAGCACGGAATCATCATTGCGACGCAGAGGAATACCTTTTCGCCTGTGCTAAAGGCCCATGCGCTCATTCGCAAATCTCCCCGTTGCTCCACTGGTACGCGACGTATCCGACCTCGACAGGCGCGCTGCCGTACGTTCCATGCCACAGGTCCACATAGGCGTTCGGATGCCACACGCGAGCAATCCGGCGCTTCTTGTCCGACTGCTCGATGGCGCTCAGCCGAAGCGCGAAAGCACTCCACGACTCAGGCTCTTTATCTTCGAGTCCTGCTCGACCTGAATCCGCGCCAGCTTGCCCGTCTCCACCACCGTCTTTAGGTGGCCTTCCACGGCGTTTAGCGACTTCAGCAGTCTCCATAGTTCCTCGCGTCCTTGTGCGTCGCGCGCGGGGGATGACTCCCACGCAGACTGGTATTGACCCTTCAGCATCGAAAAGGCTTCAGCAAGCAGCGGATGCTCTAGCAACTCCGCCGCCTGCTGGCCCCTGCTGATTTCCTTCGCCGTGTCGCTCATTCCGCCTCACTGGTATCTGATGCCGCGGCATTGGCTGCCGAGATTTGCGCGCTCTGCAACGTCGTCGCCGCGGACATTTCAGCCACTTCGAGCTTGTTCGCTGCGTTGATCTGTGCGATCTGCACCGAGACAGACTGCTTGATCTGCTCCATCTGCGCGTCGAACTCCATCTGCATGCGCTGCGTCTCCTGCTCAAGCTGTGCCCGCACCAGATCGCGTTGCGCCTCAAGACGGTTCTCTTGATCCGCCTGCATCGCCTGGAATTGCTGCTCGCGCAATGCCGTCTGCTGCTCAAGATGCGCTTTGAACGCCTCGACCTGCTGTTGGCTCTGCGTGCGCTCAAGTTCCTGCTGATGGCGCTGCTGCTCAAGCTGTGCGTCCGCCTGCGACTGCGCTTGGATCTTCTGCAACTCGATCGGCGGCTGCTCTGGCTTCGGCGGCTGCTTGCTCGGGTCCGTCCAGAACGCTTCCGCATTCTTCTCGCCGAGTGCCTTCGTTGCCTTCACCGCGTTCGCGTAGATGTTCTGCGGCGTGGCGATTCCGATCTGCAAGCCCTGCGCCTGCATCGTGCCGATCGTCATGTGCTTTTGGACAACCTGCGTCTTGTCGCCAGTGCCGAGACCGACATTGACCGTCATGTCGTACCGATTGCGCCACGCGCGCGGGTCAACATCGACCCATTCGTCGCGCAGCTTGATCGTCATGGCCTTGTCTTGGTACTGGCTCAGAAGCTTCTGAATCAGCCTGAACAAGTCCTTCATGCCGGTTTCAGCGAAGCGACGCGCGATCAGCTTGACGCGCATGTCTGCGCGCTGCGTGATGTTTTCCAGCCCGCCCTTCGTCTTGTTCAGCGTGTCGGCGTCGCTACCCTGCGTGTACTTCGTGACGCCGGTCGCGTCCTGCTTCATCGCGTCGACGTATTCCAGCAGTTGATAGGCGCCGGCAGAATCTGCCATGCCCTGTTGAAGCGGGCCGACAGCCTGCGGATTCTTCACGCGCACGACGCCGCCCGGGCGATTCGTCAGCAGATCGTCTAGATTGACCTGATCGGTAACAGCCCACGTGCGGCCGTTGATCTGCAAGTACATGTTGTCCAGCAGACCACGGATCAGCGCCGTTCTGGTCCTCTGCGAAGGCATCGACAGATCAGCCAGCGAGCGGCCAAAGAAGCGGTGAGGCAGACGAACAGGCGTGATGCTGACGAACGGCGGCCCATCGCATTCCTCGTTAGCCAGAGTAACGCCGCCACCGCGCACCACCTTGCGCCATTCCGCAATGCCGTCGCCGTCATAGTCGCACTGCAAGTAGCATTCCGTGATCCACACGATGCGCTGTGACGGATCGTTGCTGATCTCGCCACCCTCGCCCGTATAGGCCATGTCGTCGTCATACGACCAGCGTTCCAGCCGCTCGCCGTTCAGGTCGCCATTCCAGTCGGAACTGATGTCGTCGACGTTCTCATAGCCCTGTGCGCGCAGCTGTGACAGCGTGCGCGGCAGGTGATGACCACAGAACGGCGTATCGGCAATCGACTTGCCGCGGCGCGACATGATGAATTCTTCGGGCGGCACGTTCTCGATGCACACGCGCCCCTTCTTCTTCGAGCGCTTGCACGTCACGTCGTGCAGCGTCGGCACTTGCGACGGGTCCGGCTGCTGCGGAGGCGGCACGCCTTGCTTCAGCTGGCCGGACTGCGCCGCTTCCTGATACTGCTGCATCTGCGCTTGGTATTGCACCAGCATGGATTGCAGCGCATCCTGATCCGGGTATTCCTTGTGCTCGATCGGCTCGACTTCGGGATCTTGAAGCAGCGTCGTCACCTGGGCCATCGTTAGGCCGGTGTACTCCTCGCGCACTTCCTCGATACTGTCATCCCACCACACTTTCAGTATGCCGTTCTTCTGCAACAGCGCGTCCATGAACCAGCTTTCGAGGATTTCCCATCCCGGATTTTGCTGATAGAACACGTAGTTGCAGACGTCCGTCATCTGCTCAGCTTCGGCGCAATGCTGCGGGTTCGTCTCGCAGAACTCGACCACATCGTCGCCAGCCGTGAAGATCTCCATCAGCGCCGGCAGCGTCCAAAGCACCGTATCCGACACATCCGTCGACACGACAGCCGAGCGCCCCTCGATCGCAGGCGGGGCTAAGTCGCCCTTTGCCTCGCCGAGAAAGTAATACTCAGCCTTGCGGCGCATTTCAGACAGCGTCCCGCCCATGTAGGCGATCGACTGGCGAATCTCGGTGTCGACGATGGTTCCGAGTTCGTCATCGTCGATCTTGCGGGGTTTGTCAGTCATTTATGCATAGTTCAGTTGCGGATAAGAGAGCGAACCGCCCCAATCCTCGTTGGACATTGCCTCGGCATTGACTGCGATGTATCGCAGGTTGTCAGCGCCGTGGCTCCACTCGTCGTGAAGCGGAGCGCCGGGCTCCTGTGTCTGCTGGTTGATGCTGCGCCGGTAACGCTTCGCGCACTGGATCAGGCGTTCGCAGCCCGTCTTGTCGAAGTACATGCGCGGGAACGTCATGCGAGTAAGGCGGATTCCGTCCTCGATGCTCATGTTCGGCGTGATGGCAACGTCCCACCCGAACGCCTGCATGATTTCCTCTGCGCTCTTGCCGGTCTTGAAGTCCTTGTTGCGCCCGTCATGCGGCAAATAGACCTTGCCCCAATTCAGCCGCTTGTCCTTCAGCACGGTCGAGTAGTGGTCGAGCGTCTTGTGACTGTCTTCGATGTACTCGATCACGCGCAGCTCGGCCGCGTTCTTCTGGATCAGGCTGATAGCCATTGCGTCGTTCCAGCCGAGGTCGAACACGATATGAACCTTCAGCATCGGGTCGTACGGCACGTTGCAGAGCCTGCCCGCGGCTTCAGCGTTCGCAACCTCGTCGTAATAGATCGCGCCGGCGACAGCGGGCTTGCACTTGCCGAGCCAAATGTTCTCGTAGTCCCTCGGCTGATCGCGCATGCAGTCAAGCCGCTCTTGCTCAAGCTTGTCGGTGAACCAAGGGTTGTCCGTGTAATTCACCTGACGCACAATCGCGCCGGTCGGCGGGTTGACGACGAACATCTGATACGTGACGTCCGTTTCCAACTCCGGGTTGAAGCTGATCCAGATTTCCGATCCCGGCTTACGAATGGTCGGGCGCAGCACATCCCACGATCGCTTACTGACCGCCTGCCCCTCTTCCACCCAGCAGACGTCGCAGCCCTCAAATGACTTGATAGTCATGATCGTGTGCTGCGCCAAGCCTGAATAGACGAACGATGTGCCGTTCTTGCCGCGGATCTCATCGCGCAGCACCTGATAGAAGTCGCCGAGCCCTAGCGCCTGGATCTGGTCTTTCAGCAGCATGTGCACAGAGTCGTCGATCGACTTCTGCACTTCACGCGCGCACAAGATGCGCATCGGCTTCTGCGTGCCGAGCAGCAACAGAGCCCGGGCGAATGACCAACTCTTTGCGCTTCCCCGTCCGCCATGCGCGATCTTGTACGGCGCGTTGTCGAACAGGAACGACAGCGCTTCGGGGAATTTGATCGTCATGGCTTCACGAACTCAATCGTGTGGTTGTGGCTGATCGGCCCACCGTCTGCGCCCGTCACTTCCTGCTCGATCTTGTCCCGCCACTTGCCGCGCTGCCTGTTCTTCAGCCAGAAGATCGCAGCCACCGTATCGGGCGCGTATATCTTCGTGATGGGCGTCTCAACGATCTCGCCACCTACTACGCGCAGATCGATCTCAGGGTGCTCGTATCCACATGCTCGGCGATACAGCTTGTCCGCGACTTCTGAATCCGCTTGACTCTTGCCCTTTTTTATGGACTCAAGAAATTCAGCGTGCGCTGACTTCCAAGCGTTCACCGTCTGCTCGCTCACCTCGAAGAAATCGGCGAGTTCCTTGTCTGTCGCGCCGAGCAGACACAGCTTCCGCGCTTGTTCGGCGTACTCTGCCTTGTAACTGCTCGGTCGTGCCATCCGATACTTGCCACGCCCTTATCGGGTAGCGGCCCTCTGTTGGTTATTGGGATGCTCTGTAGAAATGCTTCTCGCGCGGATTGCAGCAGCGCTCGCCGTCTTGCAACTCGCGAGCGCACCACCAGCACCTGTACATGTCGAAATCCAGAATTAGGGTTGTCGTGGCCCGCGCTCAGTCGAGTTCCTGCCGAAGCAGGCGGAGGTCCGAGCTTCCATTTCGTCCACGACTGACGCTGTTTTCCCACCTGCGCCTGGGGTGATGAAGTCTTTACGCCATGCGTTGACCGCGGAAGTACGCGCGGCCATCGTCCCGCACCGAGCAGAACTCGGGGTGCAGCAGCTCACCGTCGCGCCACGTCAGCACGGCAAAGCCGCTTTGCCAGTTCGCGTTGCGGCCGGTCAGGTAGTGGAATTCGTCTTGCTCGGGATCGGCGAGCATTCCGGTTTCGATGCCATAGCGAAGACGGCCGAAACCGCGGAACTGAACACACTGAAGCCTGTGGGTGTGCCCTGTAACCACGTGATAACCTGCGCCCTTGACAACGTTGTTGTACGCAGCGTGCATGCCGTTGGCCACGCTGTGGATGATGACGGTATCTTCATTGACGTCGATCCTGTAGCTGTCTTTCCATGCCGGCAGATGGTCAGCCAGCGCAAAGCCTGCGACGCCCTCGTATTCCGGCGCGGCGTGAGCTAGGCGGCTGTCAAAGCGGATGTCGTGGTTGCCAATCGTGCGCAACAGCTTCATGCCTCGCGCGGCTTCTTCGATCTCGCCTAAGCGGTCCTGGACGGCCTGGAGTTCGTCCCTGACGCTGTACGTCTTCTGCCAACCGATGCGCGCGTGCTTGCTGATCCGGGCGCCGTCGAGCAGATCGCCGTTCAGGATGACGGCCTTCATGTCTGAGGCGTGCTCGGCAATGACGTTGCAGAACGCCTTGTGCGCGGTCGTGATGAGCTTGGGCGAGTAGTGGGCGTCCGAGCCGATCGCGATCGAACCGTTACGGATCGCCAGCCGATTAGTCAGCTTCTTGTCGGTCAGCGTCAGTTGCACGTCGTCCGTGCGCTTCATGCGGTCGCGAAACGTGCTCTCCGCGATGCCTAGTGCGCGAGCTGCGCCCTTGATGCTGCCGTGCGTGTCGATCGCCTTCTGGTAATCGGCTTTCATCAAGTCCTCATGAGTTCAGGTACGGCGCGAAGCCTGCACACCAGTCTTCAACAGATACGAGCGGAAGAACGAAGATGATTCCCCCGTCTGACAGGTCGACGACCGGCTGCGGGGGATCGCGATGGCATCTGATCGCCTCTTTCCCGAACTCCGCCCACCGGCAGTTCTTGCAGGTCGACGTGCGCTCGACTTCCTCAACGACTTTCGGTTTGCGCGCCATTTGCTTCCTTGCGGATCTGGATGTCGTCGAGCATCGCGCCATGCGCCTGCACCAGATACAAGCTGCGATCTTTCGGCGGCTCCGCCTCGTCGAATGCGCTGTCGTCAGCAGAGCCAACGCTCACCATCAGCACGGCCACAAACGAGAACACGAATAACGCCAGCACCAACACAGGTATCACGTACGCGCTCATAATCCCTCCCCCGAGAAATAATCCGATCAACGTATCCATTGTAGGCGCACGTAACGCTTCTGAGCGCGACATGTGTCCACGAACTCACTTTTCTTCCGAAAGTCCTTGCGGAACCGATACTCCTATCGTATCCTACAGTCATGCGCTCAACGAAGCGCGAAACCAACCGGAGAACAGACATGCGCGAATACCAGTTCAAGACGATCAGCAGCGACAACGGCGTTTATCTGGTGTGCAAGTTCTACCGCAGCACGAACCTTGGCGTATGCCACGTCGGATACATGAAGATATCCGCGCGCAGCGAAGCAGCCGCTCTCGACATCGCAAAGCAAGCAATCTAACTCACGCGCCCGCTACGGCGGGCAAGGAGACCAACATGAGCAGCGTTACCCCGATCAACGTCACGCAGTCCGGCGAATTCATGTTCGACCGCGCTCTGTCCCGCCGCGACGAAGCGGTCTATCAAGACGAGCTGCGCGACGAGATGATCGCCGACAAGCAAGCAGCACTGATCGCGTCGCGTATGGCCGCGCTGTCCGACGAGGATCTCGTCTGCGCCCTTCAGAGCGCGTCCGGCACTACGCTGTGCAAGAACGTGCGCGACGCCATCCAGAAGCGCGATCCGTACTCAGCGTTCGGCGTACTGAGCGCCCTTGTCTCCTGCTGGATCACCGAAGACAGCGAGACGGAAGCGATCAAGTACATCGAGCGCCTGGAGCGCGATTCAGAACACTGAGGCAATGTGTCGCACGATACGGCCCGCCATCGAGCGGGCTTTTTTGTTGGTGCCGAAACTTCTCGGCGGCCAGGAGCGGGGGACTCCAGCGGCAGTACAAGGGAGTGGCCCGGGAGTCGAACCCGCTGTACCCGACGAATCGAACGTCGATCCCCGCTGAGCGGAGTGAGCACCAGCCAGCCACACATAAGCAAAAAGCCGCCGCACGATCTAACGGGCGACGGCCTTAGAATAAAAAACGCTCAAGCCTTGCGGCGAGCGAAAGTGATCGCTAGATCACTGGAAGGAACCGTTGAGTCACACGAACTCTACGATAGACAAATTATCGCAAACTATAACAGGATCGTCAAGCGTTGAAGGCGACATTGACAGTATCATTTGTGCAGATGCCAAGTTCAGCCCGAACTTCGGCCAAAACCTCCCGCCGCCTGGCCGGAGAAAGCGCCCGCACGACGGCTCTCAGAACGTCGCTATCGGACCACTCCGACGATAAGTCCCCCGCCAGCGGAGCAGGCAGAGTAATGCCATTCTCGCTGGACGACTCTTGAATACCGGTCATTTTTACCCTGCCTTTTTCGCTTGTTTGTGGGCTCGCTTACATGGAAGCGATACCGTCACATTACGTCTTATCGTATTCGTCAGCAACAGGTTTTTGTATCGAAATGTTGCATTTTTGTCGTGCAGTGCAGCACAAATTACCTTGCGTTTTTGGCTTCGGTAACTTTTTCATCCTTCTTTTCGACGATGCTTTCTATCGGCTTTCCGGTGACGATGGCGCCCATGACCTTAACGAGCGCGGCGCGCGTCGCTTCGGGCGAGTGCTCATACATGCCACGGAACGCGTCCATAGCCGCTGCAAGGTCTTCGTCTTCAGCCGGGATGGACTTGGTGTGGTCCGTGTCGAGCCAGCCGTCCTGAAGGCCGAGAGCCTTCTCTATCTTGTCTGCCAGAGCTGTCCCGATCACCTTCCCATTCTTGATCTGCGACGTGTAGATGGGGCTGATCCCCAGGCGCTGCGCAAAGCGTCTGACCATGCCTCGGTCGGGTTCACCGGGCCAATCATTGCGCACCTCTTCCTTGAAGCGCTCGAATAGCCAGAGGAAGTTGCGGGTCCGTACTTGCTCGATGGTCTCAACAGACATTTCGGTTCCTATGTTTTCGCGGGTCAGAGATATGGCCGGCGTGTGCTTTGCGCACTTTCTGTGTATCAGCGACTTCCTGCGTGTCTCGTCCGCCCCTGCGGCGCCTCGCGGTATCGCTTAATCGAATACTGATACATCGCCCATAAAAACGCAACTGCTACTAGGAAAGTGTTAAGTGTTTTCACGTAGTTAGATTACATTTATCGGATCTTTTCAGGGCACAGGATTGATATTACTCTCGTGAAATGATACAATGATTTCATTGCTTCTTTCACGACGGAGTCCCCATGACGGCAGACGAATTTTCCAAGAAGTACGGCAAGAAGGCTGTTCGCGACGTGTGCGAGAAGGTCGGCATCAGCCTGATCTACTGGCGCAACATCAAGAACATGCATTGCACGGTCAGCTCTTACCGTGCGCTCGAACTGGCGAAAGCCAGCGCCGAAGTGATTAGCGAGAGCGATGAGCCGATGACCGTCGTCGACTTGCTGCGCATGGGCGACGTCCCTGCGCACATCACAGGCACGGGGCGGGGATAACAATGAAGCGGCCATCCTTTCAATTCTACCCAGGAGACTGGATGAACGATGCCGCTCTCCGGATGGTGTCTGTTGGCGCTCGCGGGCTTTGGATAGACATGATGTGCATCATGCACCAAGGTTCAGAGTATGGGCACCTTAAGGTTAATGGGAAGGTTATCCTTACCGCCAACCTTTCTCGTATGACAGGATCAACCATCCAAGAAACTGAAGGATATTTGGATGAGCTTGAGTCTGCCGGCGTGTTCTCTCGCGACGAATCCGGATGCATCTTTTCTCGCCGCATGATTCGCGATGAACAGGTCCGAGAGGCCCGTGCTGCGGGCGGTTCGAAGGGTGGCAACCCTGCTTTGATGAAGGATAGGAAGGTTAACCTTCATCCCAACCTTGAGCCAACCCCTTCATCTTCATCTTCATCTTCATCTTCAAAGGATATAAAAACACGCGCTCCGCGCTTCGATGCGCAGGCGCATCTTGAATCTCTTTCTGTCGACGCTTCGATTGCTCGGGACTGGCTTGAACTCCGCAAGGCCAAAAAGCTACCCGTCACCGAAACCGCCCTGGAAGGCGTTATTCGCGAATCCGGGAAAGCAGAGATGTCTCTTGACGACGCCTTACGGACCTGCTGTGAACGGGGGTGGGCTGGATTCAAAGCCCAATGGCTCGAAGAACCATCGGCATTCGCCGGGCGCGCTGGCAAGACGCCCACGTACACACAGGAGAAATACCTGTGATCGCCGCGAACGCTACTCAAATCGTCGAAATGCGCAAGCACGGCAGACAGCCTGGATCTTGGGTTCTGGTGTCATTTGTCGGAAAGATCGACAAGCAGGACGACGGTTTCACCGTGTACGCCTCGCCTGAAAGCGAATACGACTGGCGCTGGATCGTCGGTCTCGACCTGATCGTGTTCGCCCGGAAAGGTCAAGGCATCGCGCACCAACTCAAGGCGATGCGCAACGATCAGCCGAAAACCCTGTCGCTGTGGGACGTCGATGCCAAGACCGGCGCCGAAGTTCACTTCGACTACCCGGCCGTGCACGCTGAAGCGCACCGCAAGGCGAAGTCCAAGACGGTGAGCATCGAGCTAGACCCGTGGGCGCACTGGCAGATCAAAGAATTATCCGGAATGGGGTACTGACATGCGAATCATTGCAGGCGAAAAGATCAATCTCGACGACTACATGTCGGAGCCTGAAGAGGCTCACAAGATCCGCCCGGCGAACGATTGGGCTCAGGGCGTTATCGATGCGCTGTACACGAGGTCCACAGAGCCAGATGTGCAGCTCGGCTGGCAGAAATGCGAAGGCCGCTTCACGTTACGCCCCGGTGAACTGACGATTTGGGGTGGCATTAACGGCCACGGGAAATCGATGCTGACGAGCCAAGTCGCGCTTGACCTGTGCGTGCAGCGTCAGCGGGTGTGCATCGCATCGATGGAAATGAAGCCGGAAAAGACGATGGTCCGGATGGTGAAGCAGGCCGCCGGCGATGCGCGTCCTGATCGTGAATTCATCCGCGCAATGCACAGTTGGAGCGACGAGCGACTTTGGCTCTACGACCATACCGGCAGCGTGAAGCCGCAAACCATGCTCGCCGTCGTGCGCTATGCCGTCGAGAAGTTCGGAATTCAGCATTTCTTTATCGACAACCTCATGAAGTGCGTTCCTGGCGATGACGACTACAACGGCCAGAAGGATTTCGTGAACTCGCTGACGGCGATCGCACAGGACACGGGCGTGCACATCCACCTTGTCGCGCACGTCAAAAAGGGCGGCAGCGAGTACGACCGGCCGGGCAAGTTCGACATTAAGGGCAGCGGATCGATTACCGATCTAGCGGACAACCTTTTCATCGTCTGGCGCAACAAGCGCAAAGAGGCTGTCGGCAGCGACAAGCTGAAGCTGAAAGCAGCCGAAGCGGATCTCGCGCTCGGCGAGCCCGATTGCTACCTGTCGCTTGAGAAGCAGCGCAACGGCGATTGGGAGGGCGCGTTCGGGTTCTGGTTCGATGTCCCCTCCATGCAGTACGTCGAGAATCGTGGGCAGCTGCCGCGTCGTTATCACGTCGACGGCGCGGCCGTCTCACTGGATGAATTCTGATGAAAGTTTCCCCTGAGTTTATCGCCGATTTGAAGTATCTCGCCTGGTATTACGAGTGGACGCAGAACGTAAAGGACCACGTGAAGAGGGCTGTCGCTGAGTCGCCGCGCGAATTCATTCATTTCCTAGCGTCTCTCGCTGAGGCTCATCGCCGCGGCTACAACGAAAGCAACGGGCGCGGTCTGGCCGTCTGGTGCGCGCAGAACGGCGTCGCACATCCCTACGTTGGCGAACTCGAAGAGACGGAAGACTGATAAAAAAGGTCTCGTTTTGCCTGATAAAACACACAAAGTCACGCCCACTTAGGATACACTGATCGTATCTCTAAACGATAGTTGAGTTTGAGCGGATCTTTTAGAGAGCGCGGTCAAAAAATATTGGTCGCGTTGTAAATATACAAACACGGGAGCCTTAAATGAGCACACAAAACACGGCGTTACGCAGGAGGTCCGCATGAGCATGCCAGAAGTCCTCGCCTACCTCGAAGCGAATCCCGAAGGCGCGACGCCGGATGAAATCGCCCGAGCCATCGACGGAAACAAGTTCAGCGTATGCGATTCGCTCGGCCGACTTCATACGCGCGGCAAGGTCGAGAAGATGACTCCCGGTCGCTCGCGATTACACGTTGTGTGGCGCCACAAGCATGTCGAGCGTGTGAGCGTGTTCCGCGGAGCAGAAACGCTGGCAGCGATGCAGGCGGCATGCCGGGCGCGCCTTCTCGGACAAACCGTGCTGGAGGCAGCATGAACTTCTGCAAGGACTGCAAGCACGCCGATCCCCGCGAATACCCTCACGGCCCGGATTACTGGACGTGCAGCTCGCCGAAAGCATTCGACATCACCGACCCGGTGACAGGAGAGCATCGCCGATCGTTCAAGTTTTGCGACATTCTCAGGAACGGATCGGACTCCACCGTTTCGTTCCTGTGGTGGAAAAAGACATTCCCACCGCACCGACGCTGCGGGAAAGAAGGCCACTGGTTTGAGCCCAAGGAGCAAGCATGAACGAACTGATCGGCATCACCCCGCAGGAAGCCGCGCGTCGTGCGTGCGATCTGAACATCAGCGGCCGAGTCGAGAGCCTGGTCGAGCTGGTCAGGTGGGCGCAGAACGCGATTCTGTCGGCGCATGGCCCGGCTGTTGAGATCCGCGTGATAGAGGAGACGAAATGAACCCTCTACTCGCCCTATGGATGTTCTTTTCCGTCATGTCGCGCGCTTGGACTATCCCGGCGCCGAAGCCAGAGCCGAAACGGGACGACGTGTGAAGTTTCCTACGCCGTTACGACAGCATGAATACCGGGACCCATTAGAGGTTTTGATAACAAACGAGGAACGGACATGTCGGGGATGCGTGTGGTCAGTCGGGAAGATTTCGCTCTGCGGCACAACCTTACTTTGTGCTCAACTTCGCTCGATGACGAAGCGGTGCGAAAGGTATGCCTGTTTAGAGACATGGAAGGAGTCTTGTCGTTTGCGTACCACTGGAGATCCACAGCAGGAGTGAAGGCGAGCGAGATCAAGGAATACACCGGCAAGGTCGGGGGGATGATCCTGTCCGCGAGCGAGAAACGGGCGCAGGCTGGCCTGATCCTCGATGTCATATCCAGTCACACCAGCGCGGACCAGCAAGCCGTCCTAGACGCTTCCTATGGCGGCGAGCATGGCGAGCGACACAAGGCGATCGAGCGCCTGACGTGCAAGTTCGAACACGTCAACCGGAACCGCTCGCTAGTCCGCATGTTGCTGATGCGCGAATTCGTCTTCGGTGAACGGTACGCGCCGAGCCAGGCGCAGATCGCACGCGAGTGTGGCGTCAACCCGATGACCGCCTCGCGCGTGGCGGCGAAGATCGCGCCGGTGATCGCCGAGTTACGCGAGTCGACCATCACGAAGTTACGGCCGGCGTTCGAACGTCGCGGATACGTCGCCCGCGAAGTGTGAGCACGCGCACAAAAAACTTACGCTCACTGCTTGCGTTTACGATACCGTTGTCGTATCCTTCAGTCATCGCAACACACAACCACAACGAAGGAAGGAAAACACGATGAACCCGCAAACCCTAGCCCGCATTGGCTTATTACGCTTCACCGCAGGTTTTCGCCCGCAACAGGCCCCTGTTGCGCGTAAAAATTTGCCTGTGAGTGATCCTATGATTGTAAGCATTCCCCAGTCGGTTTTCATGACCGAACTTCGCAAGGCTGGCGACGAGCACCTGTGCCCCGTCGTCGAGCTGGTCGAGATCCACAAGCAGATGCGGATCGCCGAAAAGACCGCGGACATGTACGCCCTTCTGATGAACCTTGATCTTGAGTGGAACGTGTTCGCGGCCAAGTTCCCCGAAGCCGCCGCCGATGGCTGGCTTGCCCTTCTGGTCAACCGTGCGCGAGTCCTACGCGACGAAATCGACGAGATCAGCCATGAAAACCGTAATTGATTGGTGCGTCGCCGCCGTGATCTGCTTCGGCGCGAGTGCCTGGGCCGCCTACGAGAACGTGAGGCTGCTGTCATGAGCGGCGCCGAGTGGATTCAACAGCAGCATGAAGACGAGCAACAGCAGTACGAACTTGACCAACGGGAGAAGCACCATGGAAATCCGGAAAGCGCAGCGCAAGAAGGCGAAACTCAGGCTCGGCATCGCAGCACCGAGCGGAGCGGGCAAGACGTATTCCGCACTGCTCTTGGCCTTCGGGATTGGCGGGAAGGTCGGCGTCATTGACACCGAACACGGCTCTGCTGATCTGTACGCGGACCTCGGCGACTACGACATCATCGCAATCGAGGCGCCGTACACCGTGCCGAAGTACCTGCAAGCCATCAAGGCATTCGAGGCCGCAGGATACACGACGATCATCATCGACAGCCTGACGCACGCATGGGCCGGCGACGGCGGCCTGCTCGACAAGCAAGGCAAGATCGCCGACAGCGGCAAGGCGAACGGGTTCGCGGCGTGGCGCACCATCACGCCCGAGCACAACTCGCTCGTCGAGGCGATGCTCAAGAGCCCCTGCCACATCATCGCGACGATGCGCGCCAAGCAGGAATACGTGCTCGAAACGAACGACCGCGGCAAGCAGACGCCGAAGAAGGTCGGGCTCGCACCGGTTCAGCGCGACGGCATGGAATACGAATTCACTGTGATGCTCGACATCGACATGGCGCACGTCGCCAGCGCAAGCAAAGACCGCACTTCCCTGTTCGACGGACGCTACTTCAAGGTCAGCCAGGAAACCGGCGCCGAGTTGCTGGCGTGGCTCGAATCGGGCGAGGAACAGCCGCAGAAGGTATCGACCGCAGAGCGCGACGACTTGCTGTCGACGATGGCCGAGGCGGGGCTTCCCGCTCAGAAGTTCTGCGAGAAGTTCGCCATCGCCAGTGTCGGCGATCTGCTGCGCAGCAAGGTCGAAGAAGCAAACCAATCCATCGAGGCGTACAAGGCAGCGCGCGAAGCAGCGCGCGCGGCAAAACTCGCCGAGCAAAAAGCACCCGAAACCGCAGGAGCATAACTAATGGCATCCGTCAACAAACTCACCATCATCGGCAACCTTGGCGCCGATCCCGAAGTGCGCTACCTGCCGAGCGGCGATGCCGTTGCAAACCTGCGCGTCGCCACCACCGAAAAGTGGAAGGACAAGGCGTCCGGCGAGGTGAAGGAGCACACCGAATGGCACCGCTGCAACCTGTTCGGACGTCTCGCACAGGTCGCGGCCGACTACCTCAAGAAAGGATCTTCGGTCTACATCGAGGGACGCATCCGAACGCGCAAGTGGACGGACCAGGCCGGCGCCGACAAGTATTCCGTCGAGGTGAACGTCGACCAGTTGCAGATGCTCGGCGGCCGGGCAGAAGGATCGCAACAAGCGAAGCCGGAAAAGAAGCAGCAAGCCCCTGCGCCGGCAGGCGATCAGTACGGCGGTAGCAAAGGCTTCGACGAAATGGACGACGACATTCCGTTCTAGACCACACATGCGCCGCCTGCCACGCGCGGGCGGCGCCAGGAGAAAAGCATGGGGGAGCTAACAGAGTGGTTTCCACGGGCTATCACGCCTGTTCACATCGGCGTGTACGAAGTCCGCATCAAGCCTAACGGCAAGCTGAGCAAGTGGTTCAGTTGGTGGAATGGCTGGTACTGGTGCCTGTCGGCGCAAACGCCAGGTGAAGCGGAACATTGGAAAGGAACTCGCAGCGATGCAGCAGAGCATGCAGGCGGGTTCGAATGGCGCGGCATCGTACGGAGTGAATCATGACTAGCGAGTATCGACTGAACACGGTGAAAGACTTCCTAGCCGTGCCCGCCGAATCAATCGACGCATGCCTGTCGGACTTCAAGACATGGCTTGAAATCGCTCGGAATAGCAGCGAATTCAATTCGGATATGAACGAATTGCTTGGGATACCCGGTGCGGTTGCGTTTAGCAATGACGGATTCACATGGCTAGACGATGGCATCAGCGGAATCAGCCTTCTTGACATCATGCAAGGTGATCAGCCAATCGCGAGAATTTCTATCCAGGATCTGAAATGAACAAGACGACCAACTTATTCGCCGACATCGACAGCGCCGCAGATCGGGCGCAAGCATTCGAGCACATGCCGGTAACTGAAGTGCCAATGTCCGTGATCCGCGAGCAACTGCGCCAAGCCGAGATCGACGTCGGGGAGAGCCAGATCCGACGCGACACGCTGCGCACGATCCTCAAGCTGCGCGAGCAGGACGAGCTTAATCGGACCCGCGCGATCATAGCGAAAATTTATCCATAACGGATACTATGGCAGGAGTATTTCGCGCTATTATTTGATAACCGATACGACAATCGGAACACAAAGGAACCGACATGAACCTGTTTCAAGTAGCCGCCGAGTACCGCGCAGACGCGGCGAAGCTCGAAGACCTGGAATTGGACGATCAGACGTTCTGCGACACGCTGGAAGCGATCAGCGGCGATCTGGAAACGAAGGCGATGAACACGGCATTCGTCGCGCGCAACCTCGAAGCGACGGCCGAGCAGATCAAGGCGCACGCAAAGGCCATGGTCGAGCGCGCGAAGGCGATGGAAAACCGGGCTGAGCGTATCCGCAAGTACCTGATGGACGGGCTCACCTTGGCCGGCCGCGACAAGATCGAAACGCCGTTCTTCAAGATCAAGATCGCGCTGAACCCGCCTAGCGTTGCAATCGACGACGAGTCGATGATCCCGGCCGCATACAAGACGGAGCCGCTTCCGCCCGCCCCTGCGCCCGACAAGAAGCTGATCGCCGCCGCCCTGAAAGACGGCTTCGAAGTGCCCGGCTGCCGCCTAGTGCGCGGCCAACGACTCGACATCCGCTAGGAGCCCGCCATGCACACCCTGATTGTTCCTCACTTATCCGCATACAGCGAGTACGGAAGCACAAACGGATGTTGGTTCATGCGCAGGACAGTGAACTACGCGCAGGTGTGCTGGTGCTGACCGCCGCCGAATGCCTCCGAAGCTTTATGGCCGCGGTGAATGACGGGCGCCGCGGTGACTTTGGACGCGCAAAGGAACTCGTCGAGCGCGTGAGAGGCAAGCATGGGGATGACGCGGCCGATCGGGCGAAGACAGAGATTTGGAAGTACGTTAAATCAGACAAGAAAGCACAATGAAAAAAGAAATCATCGGCGAGGCCACGCTGTATTTAGGTGATTGCCGCGAGATCCTGCCGACGCTCGATCGCGTGGATGCGGTTATCACCGATCCGCCGTATGGCGTTCTAGACGAAGCGTGGGATGACATGGACGCGCGAGTACTCACCCGATTCACGATGGCATGGGCATCGCAATGCGCAATGCTGGCTGATTCCGCGGTGATCTTCTTCGGAGAAAAGACGCGCCGCATAGTGTCTCCGATTCTAGAGGCGCTTTACGAAGACGTGCGGCAGATCATATGGAGCAAGGGCGGCGGCCAGATTGCTGAGGACCGCCTGTTCTATTCCTTCGAATCTGCGTTCTACTGCCACGAGAACAAGACGCAAGAGTTCGCGGTACCGAAGTCTATGGCGTTCTCCAATCTTCTGACGTCTGCTCGTGAGTCCGCTGGCATGTCGAAGGGCGCAGTCGATATGGCGCTGCGCGGAAAGAAGACCGGCCTTTGCTACCGGTGGGAAGAAGGCGCATGCCTGCCCACGATCGAGCAAGAGGCGAAGCTGCGCGACCTTCTCGGGTTTGGTACCGAGATCTCAGTTGCTCTTTCGGAAGCCCGTGCTGAACGCGACAAGGTTCTGTCTGAGATGCGTGGAGCGGCGAAGGCTAATGGCGCGATAGCGACTGACGTGCTGACGTTCCCGGTTCCGACCTCCAAGAACCACCCAACAGAGAAGCCGGTGCCGCTGATGGAGACTGTTATCAACATTTCTCCAGCACAAACGATCCTCGATCCCTTCATGGGTTCTGGAACAACCGGCGTAGCCGCCGCCCGCCTCGGTCGTTCGTTCATCGGTATTGAGCGCGAGCCGAAATACTTTGATATTGCCTGCCGCCGCATCGACGAGGCGCAGCGCCAAGTGTCGTTATTCGAGCCGCCGCCCGCAGTCAAGCAAGAGCAAATGGGGCTGCTGGCATGAGCGACAAGCAGCTTTATCGACTCGTACATTCCACGGCCCGCCAGCTTGCCAGCCGCGCATGCATCCAAGCCCCTGACGGTTGGCTGGTCGAACTGAAGCCGCCGACGAAATCGAGCGACCAGCAGGCGAAGTATCACGCCATGTTCGCCGACGTAGCGAGGCAAGTGCCGTTCATGGGCTCGATGCGTGATCTGGAGACGTGGAAGCGCCTGCTAGTCGATGCGTTCAGCAGGATTAAGGCCGCTGAAGGCGATCCAGTACAGGGAGTCGGTGCGATCGTACCGAATCTCGACGGGACCGGCTTCGTGCAGCTCGGCGTGCAGACGCGCAAGTTCAGCAAGCGCCATGCGTCGGAGTTCATCGAGTTTCTGTACGCGTGGGGAGCAGAGAACAACGTTCAATGGAAAGACCCGGCGCCGGCCGGCATGGGAGAGTTGGCAGCATGAAATTATCGATCCGCGAAACCGTTCTGTCGGTTCTCGAACACGACGACTACACGCGAAAAGAGATCGAGGATCTGGTCGGCTGCTCGCATTCCGGGCTGCACAAGGCGATCCACAAGATGCACGCCGAGAAGATGATCCACATCTGCAAGTGGGAGCGCCCGATGGGCCGCGGCAACTTCGAAGCCGTATGGCGCCTTGGTGACAAGCCCGACGCTAGGCAGCCGAAGCCGTACACGCACAAAGAGATCCAGCGCCGCCACTACGAGCGCAACGCGAGGCGCATCAATGCGCGGCGTGCGGCGAGGAAGGGTCGGCCGATCAATCCGTTTGCGCAGCTCCTGTGGGCGGCGTCATGAAAAATGCGCCGAACCCTAAAAAGTGCAGGTCATGCCGCGGCACTTTCACTCCAGTCCGCAGCATGCAAGTCGTATGTTCGCCGCTGTGCGCCCAATCCTATGCCGCAAAGGTCGCCGCACAAAAAGCAGCACGCGCCAATCGCGCCGAACGCAAGTCAATGCGCGAAGCAATCGAGAAGGCGAAGACGCGCGGAACGCATCTGAATGAATTGCAGACTGCGTTCAACGCGTGGATTCGCGTTCGGGATGCGGGGCTGCCCTGTATATCGTGCGGCCGTCCCGCGTCGTGGCAGGGACAGTGGGATGCGGGCCATTACAGGTCAAGAGGATCTAGCCCTGCCCTCCGCTTCGATCCGTCCAATGTGCATAAGCAATGCGGACCATGCAACGTGCACTTATCCGGCAACTTGATCCCCTATCGAGTGAACCTGCTAAAAAAGGTCGGACTGCCCGAGGTTGAGCGGTTGGAAGGACCACACGAACCGATGAAATACACCATCGCGGAGATATTGGAAATGAAGGCGTTCTATCGCGCTGAAGTGCGCAGGATCAAGAAGGAAGCAGCATGAAAAACATCGCCTTCGTTGCACATCGCCAGTCCGAAACCGTCGCGCATCAGGATCTGATCGACGTCATGACGCATGGGACCGCGTACACCCAAGACGACGTGATGGCCCTACTCCACGATCGCCCGCGAGCTGCTGTGCGCGACACGCTCCACGCGCTCGTCGACAAGGGCGTCGTATGGCGTCACGCCGTGAAGAACTCGCGCGTCACGTACTCGTTACTCCAAGGTGAGCGCTTACAGGAAGCGATCGAGCGCAAGACGACGCGCGGCGAAACGCCAGCCTGGATGAAGACAGACCTCGCCGGATTCGACGCGAACAACGCGCGCTTCCGTGAACTTTGCATGGCAACGCGGAAAGCATGATTTTTTGCTTGCGGGATAGATACGATTACGGTATCTTTAATCCCGTAACAGGATCACCCACTAAAACAACGAACGGAAGGAAACCAGCATGACCAACTACACGATATTCGCGTTATTACGCCCGCATCTGCGCGTGGCCGCCTTCTTCACACACGATCGAGCGCAGTTATAGCTCGGTCGTTTCTAAAGCAGACAGACACATGTTCAACGCGGCGCAATGTGAAGTGGCCGGTACGAGGAGAAATGGAATGAGCAAGTTTACGAAGGGACCGTGGGCCGTTAATTGGGCTGGCAGCGGCCGAAATGGCGAGTTCGTCTATGACGAGGTGTACGTGTACGCACCGGCATGTGGTGTAGATGATGTTGCTGTCGCGGCTGACATTGTAGATCCGGTCACTGGCAAGCCGAGTGCAGAAAATGGACGCCTGATCGCCGCCGCGCCGGAACTGCTCGAAGCGCTGATTGCATACACCAAAGCGTATGACGAAAACCCGCACCTTGGCCCGCGTGGAAGCGCTGTCGATCAAGCGTTTGGTATAGCACGCGCCGCGATCGCCAAGGCAACCGGAGAGAAAGCGTGAGCGAGCGCATCGTATGCCGCTGCCTGAAGTGCAGGAAGGAGACGCAAGTCTTCGGCTCGCGCTGGTGCGCCGAGTGCCACTACCCGAGTATCGACCAGGACTGGAAGCGCTTCGAGATGCTCGTCGAAGAAGGCTACCCGCGCTATCAGGCTCTACTCATGGCCGGGCTGGCTGATCCGAGCGAATAGCAACCGCCGAATAATGGCGCACAGCGCCGGACACGATAGAGAGAAATCATGAGCGAGAACACACCACCCGAAGACTCTGAGCTTGACGAGCGAGAGAACGGAGGTTTTTGCCCGAAGTGCGGCGGATCAGGTGACTCCAGCGATGGACTGCTGGTATGCGAGCACTGCGACGGCGAAGGCCATGAGTGGTGGCAATAGCATGACCCCCACAAAGACCGCCGCTCTCACGCACCTACGAGCGCTATGCAACGCAAATATGCCGACTAGCGTGCTGATGCTCAAAGCGGCTGGATCGGTCGCAGAACTCTTCGCCCGAGTGTGGGGCGCAACGTGTGAAATCAGGATCGGCAGCGTGCTGATCGCAAGGAGTGGAAAGTGACCAATACCAATGACCGCGCGGACGAACGCGTTACAGTAGACCCGGTGACCGGCGAATGGCGCGCTCCTGACCGCGCAGACGTAGCAGCGGAGCGAGATGAAGCGCTGAAGAAATGGACTCTCGAATGTGGAGGCGCGGGCCTTCATGTGTCGAGCCTGATGAGTTCAGCGTATCGCGACGGATGGAACGACGCCCGCGCCGCATCGTCTGCCGTGCCGGATGGCGGCACTGAAGCACGATTGAAGATAGCCAACGACTGTTGCGATCGGCTGATGCAAGCCTGTACTGACGCAGGGTGCCCGGATGGCGTTCGCATGGATGATTGGATTCGGGCGAATGTCCGAGCCGATGGCGGCAATGATTCGAACGATGCTTATGTGAATCCGAGCGACGTTACTTTGACGCGCCATCAGAAAGACGAACTGCTGAAAGTTGCGGCAGACATGGTTACTGAAGGCGACGAGGAATTGGCGGAATGTCTCCGCGCCCTTGTTGTTTGCGCCGCAATTGCCAAGGAGAAGAAATGAACGACGAACAGAAAGCCGCGCTCGACTTGGCCGTGCTGAACCTCAAAACTCATGGCGACGATCAGTTGCTGCGCGCAGTGCAACCGTTGATTGAGTATTACGAAGCCCGCGCCCTTCTATCGGATGGCGGCAAGGGTGAGGCGGTGGCGTGGTTGATCGATTGGCCGGACGAACCTGAACTCGGGCACTACTTCGGAGAGGAACCGGGCGGGCCTGACGCGCGCAGCCGACCTCTTGGATTTATCACCGCCCCGCAAGCCGAGTGTGCCGCATCCGATGCGAGCGCGCAGCCGGTGGCGTGGCAGTATCAATCGAAAGCAACCGATGAATGGTTTCAGTTGGATGCAGCGCAAATTGAATGGCACCGGAATAGAGGATACAACGTCAGGCCGCTTTACACCGGCCCCGCCCCGAGCGATGCGCAAGCCGAGTGCGCCCCGCGTGCGCTGACGGATGAGGAAATTTACCCGCTGATCGACGGCTGTTTTGGCGACAAGAAATATCACTTCGGAGCGATGCAATACATTCGCTTCGTCCGCGCCATCGAACAGGCAATGAACAAGGGAGCGGGCAATGACTGACGAAGACTTCCGCGATTTGATTGAAGAATACGACAGCGCGGAGGGTTACGGGCAGAAGCTTGCGACGCGCAAAGCGTTGATGGACGCGTTCAGATCCGCCCGCCGCACTGTGAGCGATGCGCAAGCCGAGTGCGGCAAGAGCAGCGGGGAGGCAGTCGGCGAAGTCGTCCGCTATCGCGATACCGATGGCGACACTGTGACGAGCGTTAGGTTCTACGGCACGAAGCCCGAGGCGGGCACGAAGGTCTACGCCGCCCCCCAGCACAGCGCCGACATAGATTCGATGCGGCACCTACGAGAAGAAATATCGGCAATCAATTGTCGTTATCACGGATCACCGTCCTACGACCACGACGCCTACTGGTTCAAGGAGAAGGCCCTAGCCGCTATCGACGCGGCATTGCAGGCTAAGGGGGTGGCGGATGGGATTTGATCGCAAGCACGCGGCGGTAGCAACAGTTGCATTTTCCGCAACAGCGGAAGCGATGGCGCGGGGGTGGAACGGACGCTACGATTGCTCGTCCGCCCGTTGCGTGTCCGGGTTCTTGCACAACGTCAAAGTGTTCGGCGTTGTGCTAATCGCAATCTTTTTGGTCTTCATCCTATCGGCGCTAGCAGTCGACCTCTTCAAGAAGTTCGGGCGCCCTCTTCTGTCTGAGGCCATGGTATTTGCCCGCGACTTCTGGGAAGCGGTAAAGAAAACGATTCGGGGATTCTAGATGAATACAACGTTTTTATTGATGGCTCGATACGAAGCGGCACCGGTTATCCCGATCGACACCATTTGCCGCGACTTCTTCGCGCCGCTGACGTTGCCGAACCTCCTGCGCAAGATCGGAGCGGGCGAGATCCCGCTTCCGCTGGTGCGCATGGAGTCGTCGCAGAAGGGCGCCAAGGGCGTGCACCTGACTGACCTAGCAGCGTACATCGACAAGCGCACGGCGGCGGCCCGGAAGGAGTGCAATCAGCTTGCCGGCGTCGTCTGAGGCGCTGCGATCACGTCGAGCCATTGCCAGTCAGCCCATTTGTCTCCTACCTGCCGATGATGCGTGTAGCGCTTGAGGGTCGCCCAACTGCGGTGCCCTGTCACGGCCGCTACACGCTGAATGCTCCACCCCATCTCTGTCAGCCTGCTCGCGCCTTCATGGCGCAGATCGTTCATGTGCAGGTCGTCTATCCCAATAACCTGCACCGCGCGCGTGAAAGCCGAACTGACCGAGCGCGCTTTGTGCGGGAAGATCCGTTTCTCTGTACGCGGTTGAGCCATAACAACGCGCAGCGCCTCGGGCGTCAGGTCGCACCATTGGTCGTTGCCCTGCTTCTCGCCTGGGTGTTTCAGGTCGCGCACCATGACGCGGCATCCTTCCTCGTCGAGATCCTTCCATTCGATCCGACAAATCTCTTCCTCGCGGCGCATCGAGAACAGCGTCATCGCAACCATCGCCATCATCGGCACTGTGTCACCGCGGGCGGCTCGCGACTTCTGGAAGTATTTCATCAGACGGTCTAACTCGTCGACAGTCGGACGACGATCGCGCTTTTTCGACTTACTGACCGATCCGAGTTTCTTCAGCACGACACGCGCGTCTTGCATCGCCTTCATGTCGAGCGGATAGCCCCACGCCGGCCGAGCGACGACGAAGACTGATGCCAGATGCGAAATGTAATTGCCGACCGTCTGCGGCTGCACGCCTAGGCCGTGCGCGAATTCGACGATGACCGAGCTGGTGATTTCGGAGCAATTCCGGCCGCCGATCGGTGCTACGGAGATCGTCTGTAGCACCTGCGCTTTCGTACGCCCGAGTTCGCGGCGCGACTCCCTGACGTACCGGTCGATCACGTCGGCGAGCGTCGGATCGTTCTGGCTTATGGTTTCCAGTGCGCCAGGCTGCGCAAGTTCGCGCTCCCGCTTCGTCATCCACGCTTCTGCGGCGGGCCTGCGGTCGAAGGTCTTGGCCTCAGTGTGGATGACCTTGCCGCCACGCTTCAGACGAATCTGCGCGGTGTAACCTATACTCTTGTCGCTGCGGGTTCGAGTTGTGATTGTTCCCATGTTTCCTCAGTGCTACACGGTGATTCCAAGGTGCTACATCGTAGCACTTCGTGTTCAAACCGAGGTAAAATGGGCCAAATCAGCACGAAACGAGACCTGCGCGGAAAGGCCGTCAAACCCAGTACCAGCGCCGCAACCCAATGAATTCAAGCCCCCGCCGCGTTTCTATAGCACCGATGATGGACTGGACCGAGCAAAAACCTGAGAGTATTGTCAGATAAGGCCCAACAAAGATTGTGCCGATTCATGTAGCACCAGCCGTAGCACCAGCGAGAACGCTGCCTTTCGAGGTAGCGTTTTCTTTGCGCTACAATCCGCGCGTAAAAATATGAACCGGAGGCACCATGAGCATTGATCTCGCCGTCTTCTATCTGGCCCGTCACGCTGAGGGGTTGGATTCTTTCCGGCGCTTCCTGGATTCTTACAAGCGGCATCCGGCGGGCTGCTCGCATAAGCTGGTGATTATCTACAAGGGATTCGAGCACGAGCCGGATCTGGCTGCCGCGCGGGCAGAATTTGAACTGCCGCACTGTGAGGTGCGCGTGACCGATGAGCACTACGACATCGGCGCCTATGTCCAGGCCGCGCACCAGATCGACGCCAAGCACGTGTGCTTCATCAACACGCACACCGAGATCCTCTCGGATAACTGGCTCGCGCATCTGCGGCACGCGATCGATGACGAGTCTGTCGGCGTGGCCGGCGCGTCAGCATCGTACGAAAGTCTGTACGACTCGCTCGCCCTGACGGGGAAGGCCGTCTGGTTGGCTGGCAATCAAGGCATCACATACGAGCAAAAGCTTGCCGACTACTTCGGGTTTGTCCTTCGCAAGCAGGCTGCGGTATGGATGGAAGCGAAACCGTCTATTGCGCGCAAGCACGGCCAGTTCTACGAGGTGTATCTGTCCGAAAAGTGGGATGCGTTTTGGCGCTCGACGCTCAAGCCCGGCGGCCCGTATCACTTCCTCGCAGACTTCACCCGATTCCCGAACCCGCACATTCGAAGCAATGGGTTCATCATTCGCCGAGAGGACTTCCTGAGGTTCAAAGTCAGGCCGGATAAGCAATCAGCGTACGCCTTCGAGAGTGGACCGAATGGTCTGTCGATCACGCTGCTTCGCGAGGGCAAGCGGCTGATTATGGTCGACCGCAACGGGAGCTGCATGGAAAAGGAAGAGTGGCCGCATAGCCACTGCTTCCGCTCGGGCAATCAGGAAAACCTGATGATGGCCGACAACCAGACTCGATCCTTTGACGGGCTGTCACAGCCCGAGAAGGACACGCATCTGCTTATGTCGTGGGGGGACTCGGTGACGGTCGCGAGCGGAGGCTACCCGCTCGGGATGACGTTCAAGGTGAATCGCGCCAAGCCGCTGGCGAAGCACGAAACCAATGTCATGCCGCACATCGCCGATCACTCAGAGTACGGCGTGCCGCTGACGAACAACTATGTCGGCGTTGCCGGCGGCTCACTCTATTACATCCCTGACGGCTCAGTGTGGCCGCACGACCGAATCATCTGATCCGCCGCGCGACGATCACGCCGTATGCCGTATTGGTCGAAGTCGAGAATGACGAATTGATGACGAGAAAGACGGTCGTTGTCGAAGACACATTGACACGCGATACGCTCGTCGGCGCAATGACCGGCTGGCCTGCTGACGCGGTGAATGGCAGATAGATATAGCCCGTTAGGTTGCCGCCGCCCGGCAACGTCGCTGAAGTCGTGTTGACCGCGCACGCCGTCACCGTCTGTATGGTAGATCCAGCGGGCGCCGTCGCGCATTGCCCGCGCACATCCCAATCCCCCGCCGTCAACGAGATAGAGGTGATATTCGCCGCAGTGCCCGCCGTCAGGCTGACCGCAGAACCGCTGTCGACCGAAGCCGTGATTACCTCGCCGATCCGCCCAGCAGCCGCGCTGCTGCCATCAGTCACGCCCGCAGCTGATTGTGGCGTCGCGAGGTTCGCACTGTCCCACGGCGTTGCGCTGTTAAATGTCGGCCGCACCGAGAACGCCTGAGCCGACGCCCATGTGTTCACACCGTTGAGCAGCGGCACAGTCGCGCCGCTCGTCCCGGTGTTTTGTGTGGCGACTGTTCCGAGCCCGAGCGATGTTCTGGCGGCCGATGCGCTCGTCGCACCGGTCCCGCCGTTCGTAACAGCGAGTGTGCCAATAACGCCGGTGAGCGGAACAGCCCCCCAGACAGGAGCGCCGGTCGGGCCGGTTGATAGGATCGCCTGCCCCGATGCAGAGCCCGAGGCGTTTATGAGCGATGGCGGAACGGTCGTCGCGCCGAACGCAATCGAGACAAATGCGGCGAGCGCCGCTGCAAGAAGTGATTTCATGTTTCCCTAGCAGTTTGATATGCGATTAATGCGTGCAATCCGCTTCCCAATACCACGTGAGCCCTGATGCGCCAGATGACCAATTGACAGTGAATTGAGAACTGGTAATGCCCGAAATCCATACGTTCCCCGCATTACCTGAAGGCATCGCATTGATTCGGCTCGGGGCGGCAAAGCAACCGTGGCTGATCGTGAAAGACGACGTTGCAACACCCGAAGACGTTGCGCCACTTTTACGGCCAACTATGCCGCTATCGTTGACGAAGTTGTAGATGCTGGCGCTGTCGTAAATCGCTGGCGCGACTGTGCCCCATGCGTTATTCGAGAAGTTGTACTGCCCATGGCTTGCGTTAGTCCCCTGCGTGTTCCACGAACCACTAGTCGTGGCGGTCAAATCGGTGTTGCCTGAAATGTTGCACTTCGCTACCGAGTCGAGCAGCAAGCAGTTCCCCGAACCGTTGAGTTGGAACGTGCTGCCCTGAACCGTCAGGCCGTTTACACGATTGGAAACCGTCGCGTTGGCAACAACGCCATATTTGCCAAAGCCGTGATAGTTGGTCGATAGCGTGACGCCTGAAACTTGTGCTTCCAGCCAAACGTTCACGCCGGTCGAAACGCTCGATCCGAAATAGCACCCCGCAACCGTAACGCCAGTCGCGCCATTGTCGAGATGAAGAGCGTGAGTATTCGACTGGTCTAGCACGCAGCCGACGATCGTCGAGTAAAAGCTGTTGCCGAGCCAAATGTTAAATGCGCCGGAGTTGATGAAATACGTGTCAACGATGCGCAGACCTTCGACTCTCGTCGCGGGCGCGAACACATTCGTGGTTCGGATAGCTTGCCCGACACCGCCAAACCGGCAGTCTTGTACGCCAGGGTTCTGGTTAAAGCAGTCGAAGTTGATGCCCCACGTGTCGACCGAGTTCAATTGCCACGTGCACTTGTCGAAATCAATATTCTGCCCGTTCGAGTAGCACAGATCGCCATTCAAATCACCGACGAAATAGCATTGCGAGAAACGGATTACGGTCGAGTTCTGTTGCGCGAATGCACAGCGCGTCGTCGTGCCGGTCGTGTCGAACGAAAGATCGCGCATGAAGCTGTACAACGCAGCGCTCGCGAACTGAAGAAGCGCGGCGAAGTTGCCGGATGCGACAAGCCTAGACGCCTGCATCCCCTCACCGACCAGCGATACGCCAATGGCGTTCACCAGCAGCGGCGACGTTACTTTGTACGTGCCAGCCGGAAAGAAGACCTTGCCGCCCTTGACCGACGCGACAGCAATCGCGGCATTGATCGCCGCGGTGTCGTCGGTCACGCCATCGCCCTTTGCGCCGTAATCGCGCACGTCTAGAAAGTCATTGATACGGTTGAAAAGCTTCGACGCGGCGGCGATCTTAGCATCTGTGATAGTGCTGTCTGACGGAACGCCGATTGCGAGCGCGCGTCGGCCGCGTACGATGATCTGCGAAACAGCCGGGATGCCGCCATTCGGAAAGCCTAGCGTCTTGCCGACAAGCGTGCTGTCGAGTTGCGGCACACCATCGGCGTACAGGTCGATATTATCGATCGAGCCGTAGTCGTTCGTCAGCGTGAGCGACGCGGCACCGACAGTGAAGCCGGTCCCGACGTTGAATACTTCCTTCAGCGGGTTCGTCGTAAGCGTTGCGGATGCAGCCGCGCTCGCAGCAGAATCAGCCGCCGCCGATGCGCTGCCGGCCGCATTCGATGCGCTCGTTGCCGATTGCGTAGCCGATGCAGCAGAGGCTGATGCACTGGCCGCCGAGGCCGTAGCCGAAACGCCGGCATTCGTCATCGACAGATTGACGCTTGCCGCGCTGGCTGCCGCCGCGTTTGCGTATTGAATAACCGATGCCGGCGTCGCGACGAATTGCCCGAGCAGAATATCAATCTGATTGTCGGGCGATTCTTCGAGAATGAGCGTGAGTTCTGACATTTATTCCCCGATTGGCGATTCGCCGATTCTGATGAATGCAGGAGGGGCAAAAACGATGTTCCCCTGCGGGTCGACTACCTTGCAGTCAATGCGGGCTTTGCCGACAGCCCAATTCGATGTGTCGCCAAAGGAAACGCTAATAGAGCCGTTCGTCGGGTCTATCCAAGTGCTGTTGAGCGCTGCAATCAGAACCGTTCCGTTGTGGTTGTAAAGCGATGCGCTCAATGACCAGCCAGTGAAGTCAGCAGCAGCGCCGTCTAACTGGAAATAGCCGATGAGGCTAAAGGTGCTCCCGCGAATGAAATTGATCATGCGCCGATCCCCGTGTACTCGATGAAGCACAGTGCGTAGTAAGGCGGAAGGTTTTCGTGCGCGGTTCCGCTTCCGGTGTTCGACGTGGCAATTCCGGTCGTTGCGGTGGCGACTGAAATATTCGCAGACGAAGGATTTATCGTGATGCCTGTGCCTGAAGTCTGCGAACTGACAGGACCGAAGGTAAATCCCCCTCCCGAAAGATTGTTCCCGCTACCTAGAAGGCTCAATGCCCCATTGAGGCCGTGGAAGTGGCCGGGGTCATTCAAGAAATGGTTGTGGCCAGAGTCCGACGCGCCGTGAATGTGGCCTCCGTCGACAACCGGGTGATTGTGCGCAGGCAGGTTCGCCGTTGCGAGTACCACCGTCGCGGCGCCGCCAGTCGCGTTCGGCGTGTACGTCGCACCCGCGCCGACAATGAATCTGTCCTTCAGCGCAGCCGTGCCGTTTGTGCCGTCCGCAAGCTGCCAGCCAGGTCCCCACACAGACCCGATGCTCGCCACAGCGCCGTGATACATCTTCACTTCGCCGACCTTGTAGACGGCCTGCAACTGCGCGCCAGTCACAGCGTCTTTGCTGGTGCTCGATACGGTGCCATTCGCAAGATTCGTGATCTTCTGCGCGTTGAAGTCGACCGTTGCCGTTGGCTTCAGGCCGGCGCCGTTTGCGATCTGCTTGATGAACGCACCGAGTGCCTGGATGTACCCGTTTGCATTCGGGCCAACGTTCTCTGATCCCTGCGGCGAGTTGTTGTTCGGATTGGTGTCGAGATCGGCGATGCTTGATGGAATCGGCATGTATCACCCATAAAAAAAGCCACCCGAAGGTGGCCTGTGCTGAGTTGAGTTCTGTTACCCGCGGTTGTCGCTGTTGATGCGCGGATCTGCTTGAGCTTTGCCGCGGAAGAACGAGGCGACGCCGAGAACGGCCGCGATCGTCAGCGTCAGATCGGGCGAGAGCGTGACGGGCTGCACCTTGAACAGCGGCAGGACGAATAGCGACATGATGTAAAAGCCGAACGTGAAGCCGATAAACGGGCGCCATGAGTACGTCGGCCAATGGTCCGCCTTCGCCTCCGCCTGCAACGTCGCGTTGACGTCTTCAATAGCGTCGGCGCCGGCCTTGATGCTCGCCTGTTCGGTCGCAGCCTGGATCTGCGCCATCTGCACCTTGAAATCGTTGTCGGCCTTCTGAAGCGCAACGATGGCATCAGGCGGAAGGCCGGATTGGATCGCCGTAGCGACCTGATCTGCCGTCCCGTCAGGGTGGCCGACGACAGCCGAGCTAACCGCGCGCAACGCAGCGCCTGCGACCATGCCGACCGGGCCACCCACAACAGACAGCGCAGTCGCCAACGTGGGCGCGACACCGCCGAGAATCGCCTTCCAGTCCATATCAAGCCCCTTTGCGCATCATGTCGGCGAGGCGCGTTGCCCTGCCCTTGACCTGCGCGGCCCATACCGAGTTGAGCATCCCATCGGCCGCTGCGTCGTACTTGCCCTGCCGCATGGCGATGAGCGTGTTTCGGAACCCGAGCAGCTTGCCGATCCCAAGGTTGAACGCCATGTTTGCCAAGACGCGTTGCCGGACGTCGTTCAGATCAGTCCACCACGGCAGGTTGCGGCCGAGGTCGTGAAATACATCCTCAAGGTCGTCGTCGAGCAGTGAGTCGACTTGAACGTCGTTGAGGGGATACTTCCACCCATCCGGCAGCGGTTTCGCGCGCAGGTTGTGGCCGACGCCGACAGTGTGAATCCCCATCGTGTCGTTGTACGGCGAATACTCGACCCCCTCGTCGCGGCGCAGCTCGGCAATCAGCTTGCGCAGGTTTTCGTCATTCATGCTTTCCCTTTCTTCAGCCTCTTTAGGGCCGAATAGAGCTGAACTGCGGTGTACGCAATTGACAAAACGAGCAGGATTCGCGGAAAGTTCGCGTCACCCCATGCGAGCGCGGTAACGATCCATGAGGGAGTCGTCTTTGCGACTGCGGCTATTGCTGCGGATGCTTCGTTTTGCATTTATTTCCCCGAGGAAATGAAAAAGCCGCCTCTGTGGGCGGCTATAATTCTTGAAACACTAGGGGGTTCACCATGCAGCTTTACGTCACCGCACTAGCGCCCATTGGTTGCGTCTGCCTCTACTACGGCATGTCGCGCCTAGTTGCGGGTCTTCGTCGCTGGCAGCACCGGCAATGGGTTAAGAAGACCGGCGGGCTTGGGCTGGACAGCCGGCGTCGCGTCTGACAGCAAGCCGGAAAGCGCCTTGCTCACGAACATGCGGTTCTGCGCGTTTTCCAGCAACCCACCCACGACCGGGATTCTCTTGACGCCTGCGTCGAGCATCTGCGCGAGCGCGGCACCCGTCCCTGACGTGTTGACGGTATGGGCCGATGGATATGAGTTCATGTACGAACCCACCCGCCCGATCGCGTTAAGCTGCGCTACCTCGTCCGGCGTATAGAACGCGCCTAGCTTCGTCTGTCCGATCGAGCGCATAGCGTCGGCAAATCCAGCAGGCTTGAACGGCGCATCGCCCGCCACGTTCGACCCGAACCCCTTCAGCGCCAACTGCGTGCCGAGCTGGTTGCGCGCCTCGTTGAACGCGTCCGGCGCGTGCTCCTTCAGCAAGTTCGCCAGCGCGACGACGTTATCCGTCTTGCCACCGACGATGTACTTGCGCACGAAGTCGTCAGGAGAGACGGAGCCAGAAGCCGCCGCCTCAAGCGCCGGGACCTGATCGTGCAGCGCGAAACGTGCCGCAGCAAGCTTGCGCGCAGGAGCGTAGACACCGCCCTGGTCGTCGGCCGCCAAGATGGCACTTTTCACGCTGTTGCGAAGCTGGCCGAGCGCCGTATTCGTTGCCGGGTCGTTGCTCTGGTTCGAGTTGATGACTTTGAGCAGGTTTTCGGCGTTCTCGATTGAGAACGTCTTGCGCTGTGTCCCACCCATCAGCCCGAGCTGATCGAAGTTGTTGCGGACGCCACCCGGCACCTTGTCGCCGAAGTCGTTCAGAACCTGCGCATAGTCCTGTGCGAGCCCGTTAAGCGGAACCTCAAGATTCTTCCCGCTCGACTCCCTAGCCGCCGTGTACGCCTGCCGCACATCGTTCGCGATGCTATTGTCGATGTCGCCAAGCTTGCCAGTCAGGAATGAACCCGCCTGATACGGTTCGGACGAGTTTCCAGCGAGCCCGTACAACGCCTGCTGAAGCTGCGTGTTCTGCTGATTGAAGCGGTTCGACAGCGCGTCACCCACGCGCGGATTGCCGCGCATGTTCAACTCCTGCGAGAACTGCGTCGGATCGCGCGTGATCTGCCCGAGCGTCGGCTGAATCCCGAGATCCCGGAAATCCTGCGAGCGCATGACCGCGGCAGGACTGGCGCCCGGATTCTGCTGGATGGCGCCCGCTACTTGCTGCTTGAGCGGCGAAAGCAGGCCGGCCGGGTTGGCCGGGTCTGCCGGGCCGACTAGCGGGGCATCAGCGGCGAACGACTGCCGAGCCTGCGGACCTAGTTCCTTGATCGCCTGATCGACGCCAGAATCCGCCAGCGTTGCCGCCGCGCGTGGCGTCACAGCAGGCGCCGGCATCACGCGAGACGCAAGCGCGCGAGCGCCAGCAGTCCCGAGAGAGCCGCCTAGAACGCCAGCGGTGCCGCCAAGAAGGCCGCCAGCGACCTGCCATGCCGGGTTGAGCCCGAGTTCGCGCGCCGTGCCAGATCCCGCGCCAGCGCCCGCAGAGCCAAGGATCTGCATGCCGGGCGCGACCTGCATCGCGCTGCCGACAGCCTGCGCCATCGGCGAGGCGCCCGCCGCAATCATCTTGCCAAGCCCGACAGACGGCGCCACGCCTGCCATTGCGCTCGTTGCGTCCTGCACAACGCGCTCTGTTGCGTTCTGCGGCTGCGCAACGCCTGCGCGGTTCATCAGGTCTTGCGTGGACGTCGACACAGGCGCCAAGTGCGTGCCGAACACGCCATTAATGCCAGCGTTCAGCGCGTCGCCAACCATCGCCGGAAGCGCGGTAACGCCAGTCACGCCAGCGCGCGCCGTCAGGCCAAGCTGATGCCCGAGTTGATCGAGCATCGACGGAGCCTTGGCCAGTGCAGCAGGAGCCGCGGCCGGTTTCGCGGACGCGTCGGCGAGGAACTGATCGGCGAGCGAGGGAGCCTGCGCCCCCTGCCCGCCCGCGTCAGCCAAAAACTGATCCGCGAGACTTGCCATTTAAAATGCTCCCATCGCTTGGAGTGCCTTGATCTTGTCGACGATCTTCGGATCTTGCTGCATCAGCTTCTTGGCGAATGCCTGACGCGCGGCCGGATCCGCAATGCCTGCGTACTGGAAAATCCGCGGATCGGCGTTCTGATCGAACTTCATTTCGGCGTTGTTGTACTCGGTCGGATTACGAGCGTTCGCCAGCGGCGCCAGAAGCCGCGTCTTCGCCTGCGTCATCTGGTTGGCACCAATCAGGTTATCCGCGGCTTCATGGATCGCCTGCGGCGTCATGTGAGCGTTCGGATAGGCCGATTGCAGGATAGAGCGCGCAGCGTCCGTACCGAGGCCACCCTGACCGAGACGAGCAACGATCTGGTTCGAGTACTTGTCGAGCAGGTTGTTCGCCGTTACCGCGTCCGTCGCCTTCTCGCTGCCTGCGAGCGACAGCAGGCCGTTGACGTAGTTGATGCGATCCGCCTGTTGGCCGGTTGCAGCCTTCGACGCGAGCCCCTTGATGCTTTGCAGATACGAGTTCGTCGTCTGAGCCTGCGTGTTTTGGTCGCTCAGGTTCGTCCATTTCTTCGACAACTCGTCTTGCTGGTTGGTCGCGGCAGCTTCTGCACCCTTCACGAAACCAGCCGGCGGCGCCGCGGCGAATGCACCAGACTGGCGAGCCGGCGCCTGTTGCTGGCTTCCGAACACACCACTCGGGCCGTTCTCGTGCAACGTGATCGCCGTCGAGAGCGCCTGACGGTGCAGCGGATTCGACAGGTCAATCTTCTGGTTCGGCGGGATGCCGAGCCGTTGAGAGACGTCCTTAATGTACCCTTGCGTGTCGTTCTCGTTCGGCGGCGCCCACTTGCTGATAACGCCGGAAATCGTGTTGATGCCCTGATTGCCGTAGCTTTGCAGGTTCTTGTCGAGCGCGGCGAGCCCGGTCTGCACATCGGGATACTGCGCAAGCTTTCCGCCCGGCATCAGCGCGCCGGGGTTGTTATTGCGCAGCGGAGCAGGCGCATTGCCGCCTGCCGCATCCGCGACGTTGGCGACCGTCTGCCGCACCATACCGCCCCTGCCGCCGTTCGCGTTCGGGTCGTAGACTTCCGTCAACTGGTAGCCTGCGCTGCCGCTTGCCTTCGCGCGGTTGTATCCCGCGACCGCTTCCGGGCCGCCAGGAACCTGCTGCACACGCCAGCCCCCCTTGCCGTCCGATACGTTCTCGTACCCTTCCGGCGCAGCGCTCGGGAGTGCGGTAATCGCACCGTCTGCATCCTGCGAAAAGCCACCGGGACGCAGCGCAACCGGCGCGATATGACCGGCCTTCTTGATCGTCGCGTCGAGAGCCGCCTTGTATTCAGGCGAGCCAGGCTGATAGCCGGCCGCAACAAGTTGCTTCTGAATGTCGGTCGGCGCGTACTGCGCGGCCGCGTTCTCGAACAGCTTGCCCGGATCGTTCAACAATCCATATGCGACGAGCCCGCGCGGCATGTTGCCGAAGATGCCGCCAGCCGCACCGCCACCTTGCGGCGCCGCCTGCATCGGAGCAGGCGCAGCGCCAGAGGGGCCGCCAGCAGCACCACCCGGAGCAAACGAGACAGGCATCGGCGCTGCATGGGCGCCAGATGCGCCACCGCCCGCCGGAGCGCCGCCAACGTCAGCAGCCGGGTTAGGCGTCGCAGGGGCGCCAGCCGTGGCCGTAGCGCCGGGCTGATCGCCGAGGTAGTTTTTCGCCAGATCGAAAAGCATCTGCTTCTGCTTCAGCCCGAAGCCGAGTTGCTGCAATTGCGCGTTCTGCAACTGCTGTTGCATGCCGTATTGCTTGGACTGCTGGTATTGCGAGAGCCCTTGCAGGCCGCCCAAGCCAATCGCCTGAGAGCCCGACGTCAGACCTCGGTTGTTCGCCAGGATGCCGAGGCCGGCCGCGAGCAGCCCATCCGCTACCGGTTGGGATTGCGGCGACTGCGCGTAATTCGTGAAGCTGTCGAGAAGTCCCATATTTTTACCCGAGCGGATTTTGACGCTGAAGCATCATTTGTTGGAGAAGCGACTGCACGCCTCCCCCGCCAAGCGTGTAGGGCGTCGTAATCGCCGATGTCGGCATGTAGCTTGCCGTGTTCGGCGCGCGAAACGATGAGTGCGCGAAGTTCTGCGGCTGATACCGGGCGGGCTGTTGTTGGCCCTGCGCCGCCTGCGTACCCTGCGAAATCGCCTGATTCTCAAGGTAGCTCGTCAGCTTTCCGGCCATCGGGCTATTGAAGAAGCCGCCCATCGATGCGCCGCCGAGCGACGAGCCGCCGGCAGTTGCACCAGACAGACCGCCACCGAGCGCACCGCTTGCCGTGCCAGTCATGCCGCCACCCGGAAGCAGACCGCTAAACAAGCCAGTCGGAGCAGATCCAAGCGCACCGCCCATTTCGCCAGCAGATGCCGCGCCGAGTCCCGAGCCTGACGCAGACACAGTGCCGGTCAAGCCAGCGTCACCAAGGGCCGCAGGACCGCCGAGAAAGCCAGTTGCGCCAGTTGCGCCAGCCGTTCCGGCACCTTCAGCCGCACCGAGCCCGGCAGCCGTTCCTGCGCTCTCTCCGATGCCCGCGCCGGCCGCTCCTGCACCGCCTGCGCCCGCACCGCCACCGCCCGCCGCAGCGGCGATCGCCGGAGCCGCGAAGTACGATCCGATCGCCAGCCCGATCGCATCGGCCGGCTTCGCCTCAACCGTGTTCATGATGTTGTCGACGAAGCCAATCTTGCGCAGCGGGTTGATCGTCTTGTCGACCTGTCCGACCGCCTGCGTCACCGGCGAGATTGCCGTGTTCAGCATCTTCGGGATCTTGTGGCTGGTCAGGTCTACCCACTTGTCGCCAAGCCCCGGAATCCATGCAATCGGGTCCGTGTACTTCTGGATCTGCCCGCCAATGGCGCCGATCGGCGAATCGTGGTTCGAGGGGTCTAGGGTGTTACCGAGTGCGCCTGACATGCTTAGCTCCCGAATGCTTTCAGCAGACCGCCGCCGAGCGCTGCGCCACCGCCGATCAGTGCGGCCGTGTTGTTGCCGCCGCTCTGCGTCGACGTCGACACACCCTGTGCGCCGTTACCGAGCGCGCCGGATAGAGCAGACTGAAGCACGCCGAGCTGCTGATACGGCGAATACGCGCCGTTGTACCATTGCTGGTAATTGGCGTTCAGTTGGTTCTGATCCTGCGTCTGCTGCTGCGTACCCGCGTTCATCAACTGGCCGGCGCCGTAGTAGTTCGCCTGATTCAGCCCCGGCGCGAGACTTGCCGCCGACAGCGCGCGCCCTTGCGCGTCGTTGTAGTTCTGGCTGTTCAGCGCGTTGTTCTGCTGCGTGTAGTTCAGGTTGTTGGCCTGATTCGCGAGCCCGGTCTGCGTGTTGAGCGCTGCCTGCTGACCGGCCGCCGCCTGCGTGTTCGCGTACGCGTTGCCGCGCAACTGCGTGTCCACGTTCGTGAGCGCGCCCGCAAGCTGGTTGTTCTGCTGGTCCTGCGTCTGCTGCATCGCCGAGCCACCGAACGCGCCCGAGTTGCGGAACTGCGCCATGGTCTGCGCCGCGGTGCCGTTCTTGTACTGGTTCGTCAGATCCGTTTGCGCCTTGTTGACCTGATCGTCAAGGTACGGATTGTCCATCGTCGCGTACGGGTTCTGCGACGCCTGCACGTTCTGGCCGATGTACTGGTTCTGCTGCTGCGCGGCCGGGTTTCCGCCGTTGCCAGTTGCGCCCGCAACGTAGTTGTTAGCGCCCTGAAGCGCGGGATTGCCCTGCGTCGCAAGTTGCTGAACCTGATTGATCGCAGCGTTCTGATTGCCGTTCATGCCGGCGACCAGTTGCCCGCCGTACTGCGGCATCGTCTGATGCGACAGGTCCGTACCGCGCGTCAGGATTTCCTGTGCAGCCGGTTGCGCATAGCCTGGAAGGGCCGTCGTCGTCGTTTGGCTGCCGCCACCACCGCTACCACCGCTCATGATTTGATCTTCCTTTCATAGACCGTCTCGCGGACGGAAAACCCATTTTTGGGAGCGACCTTGGCCCATCCGAGGCGGGTAGAGCTGAACGTCAGACGTATTGCGTTGTTGCTCTTGCCGATGGCGTCGAGTTCATCGCTAAACTCAGCCATCAAATTGACCTTCGATTGCGAGTACAGCACCCAGATATGCAGGCGCGGCCCGTCGAAGTCGTTAATCAGGCGCAGCACGAGAAAGCCGTGCTCTTTGCCGTCGATCGTGACCATGTACAGCGTTGCGGCGTTGTTCTTCAGCGCCATGTACAGGTCCTCTGGAATCCAGCCGTCGCCCTTGTCCATCGAATCGAGTCCGGGACGCACGCGCGGCCATACCGCCGCTAATCCAGCCGGCGAGACAGGAACGAGTTGTTTCATTTAGTTGCCAGTGAGAGAGCGACAGGGAAGCCACGTGCCGGGCGTGCCGGCCGCGAGACATATCCAGCCAGTCACGACGTACTTGCTGCCAGCCGTGCCAGCCTCGACAGGCGCCTTGTTGCGGATGAAATCGCCCTGCTGATACGTGCCGGTCGTCGGCGGCGCCGTGTTGGCGTTCTGGACGGCTGTAACCTGCCCTTCGGTGAGGTTGTTGACCTGATCGATAACCAGCGACAGGATCTGCTTGACCTTGAACACCAGATCGTTCGAGAACCGATCCTTCGCGTCAGCGTTCGGAAGCTGCGGTTTCTGTAGCCTCATGCGAGTCCATCCGGTACGAGCTTCGGCGTGTAGCCGATGATTTCGAAATCGCCTTGGAACGTCATGAGCGCGCGGTGATAGCGGGCCGACGCGTCGACGTCAAACTTGCCATCCTCAAGCACCGTCGTGATGCCGTGCGTGAACAGCCCGCCAAGCGTCGTGCGCTCCTGCGTGCTCATCGTGGCCGATGTCGGGTCTTGCGCGCACCGAAGCCGCACGTACTGAAGCAGCGAGTACGACTCGTCGTCTCCAAAGTCGCCCGTCGTGATCGACGATTGACCGGCCGCGCCAGTCAGCGTCTGTATCGTGTGTGACGTGTCGATGATCGACGGCTGCGTCGCTACCGACGTCCAGAACGGCGAGTTCCAGGGCACTTGCGGCAGGTCTTGCCACTCGTCTGCAATGTCACCGAGCGACGTCCACGTGATCTGTCCGTTGATGAACTCGACCGCCGCCTCGATGGAGCGATTCGCGCGCCCCCATTGCCCCGTCTTGTAGTTGTAGACGATGGCGCTATCGATCGAGCCCGTGCTGTTGTTGCTGACGTAGTACCAGTAAACAAGGCTGTTCAGCCGGTCATGCACGCTAGCGACGGTCTGCTTGTGCGACGGGTTCTGGTCACGGAAGAACGCGTTCTTCACCGAGTCACCGATCGGCGTCGGGCGCGTGCCATCGAACATGTAGAAGTTGTCGTTACCGAGGAACAGATGAGCCGTTCCGATCGATACGACAGCCTCTTGGCACGGTGCGCCGATCTGGTTCGAAATCAGGTTGAACGCCCAAATGATCGGCGGCCCCTGAAACGTCCCGTAATACATGGACGCCTCTTTGTAGACCACGATGTCAGGACCGAGCCCGCGCCCTGCCCTGATGTCGCCCGGCGTGTCGATAATCCGACCATTCGCGCTCTGCGTGGCTTGGCTCGGCGTCCACACAGTCTGATCGAACAGGCCCGAGTTCCACCAGCCATCCGGGCGCGTTCCGAACGTCGGATCGACCGTGTTGAACAGGAACACGAAGCCCGCCACCACTTCAACGATGGCGGCCTTCGGAGCGCCCGGAATGTCCTCAAACGCGCCCGTAATGCTCTGTTGCAGCACGTCTGCGCCGTTCGTCGCAACCGTCACGTTGCCGAACTGAGCGAAGCGCCATGTGCCTGCGCTAGACGTCGTGTATGGGGTCGAACGGGATACGTCGACCCATGCGCCCGTGACTTCCTCGAACAGCTTCGTCTGCGTCCCGACAATCAGGCGCTTCGTGTTGTCCAGCTTGACGATGGTCGCACCGCCGAGCACCTTCGATTCAAGCGCAGGCATGCCAGCACTGATCGCGCTAGGCGCCGCACGCATGCCCTTGATCGACGGCACCATGTTCGCGCAGTCGAGCACTACACCTGGCGTCGTGCTGTCCAAATCAGGCGCATAGCCGATCAGCTTTGCCATTTAGATGTTCCTCATCGCCAGTGACGAGCCGGAATGCTGGCTATCACAGTCGTTCTGTTGAAGATCGGCGATCGCCGTGTCGAGTGCAGCCTTCCAGCCGGCGACGCGCTCGTCGTTCTTGATGAACGCCTCAGCCTCAACCAGCGACGCATACAGATAGATGTCCGGCGCGTCTTCAAGCAGCCAATTCGACGTGTTCGTGTCGCTCAACGGCTCGATGTCTTGGTAGTAGTGCACCGTCAGCTTTGCGCCGCTCGTCTTCGTCAGCAGCCAGATCTTGTCGCCAACGATTGAGTACTTGTTCGCGCAGTCGAATTTCTCAAGGCACGCATCAGCAGTGTCTTCTGAGATGAAATCGAGCCGATGATTGCCGTACGTCAGCCTGATCGCCTCGTTGTAATCGCCTGGCAGCGTCACGAAGTTCGTCGTTGGCGTGACAGAGAACGAGGTCCGCATCTGGCGCACCTTCAGCCGGCGATTCAGGCGCACTTCAGCGAGCGCGATGAAGTCGGCCGCCGAGTCTTGCAGGTTGTTGCGCTTCAGCCAACGGCCGATCGACGCCTGAAGGTCGTCATAGGATGCGAATGGCATTTAGATGCGTCCTGTCCAGATGCGAAAGCCCGACAGATCGGGATCGCGCAGCATGGCCGCGACGTGATCCGTGTTCTGCATGAATTCCGCGAAGGTGATGCCGCGCGTGTTGCAGTACGTCTCGACCACGACGGCCGGGAAGGTGGCCGCGTGCCGCATCTCGTTAGAGCCGACGATGCCCTCATTGCGCAGAGCCGTCGTCGTGTCGAGAATGGGCTCACAGTCTTGGATGCGCTCGACGGCCGTCGTGTCCGTTTCCGGTATGTAGTGGAAGCGAGTGCCGACTTGCATCAGCTATCCTCAAGCGGCGAGACTTGAACCAGACCTGCGGCCGACACCTGAATGGCGGCGATAGTCGGCGCTCCTGCGACGGCCAAGACGACTGAGTCGCCCGGCTGGATGAGGATGTCGCCCGCGACCGCAGTCGCGCCCATCTTCACGTATGCCGCGGCAGTCGCTGCCACGCGAATGTATTTCGGTTTCGTGCCGTTCACGCAGTTCGGAATCGACGCGCTGGCCGACGCCGCGCCGGTCGTGATCGTCACGCCGGTTGCGAAAATCTGCATCTTGGACATGGACTTTCCCAAAGAAAAAGGGCGACCCGAAGGCCGCCCTTGTTTGCTACGAAACTACGTCAGATCACAAAAGATCGCGCACTGCACCGCTTGCTTTCTCTTGGCCTGCCTCAAGCGTGTACTCGACGAGCAGCTGGCGCTTCTCAGCGTCGCCGGTCTTGGCGAGTTCGTTCGTCATCATCGGACGCAGGAACGCCGTCTTCCAGCGGCCGAGTTCCAGTACGAACGCGGTGCGCGCGCGCTGGAAGCGGTTCGGAACTGCCTTGATCGTGCCGAAGTCGCTGATGTAGACGTCGACCGCAGCCGTCACGGTCTTGTCTTCGCCCTTGTCGAAGCGGGTCGACGATCCGGTGAAGGTCGAGA